CAAAGTTATGGTCTTTTTAAAGGCGAAGAAGTGGGGAATCTTCCTGCCGAATATTTTCACCATCTATCTTCCCCGCCCAAAATTTACGATATTGGTGTTGATCCTATTGACGGCACAACTCCCACGGTAACTTCTGGCCCGGAAGCCACAAGCGTAATTGCTATTTCTGAAAAGGACTCAATGTTTGATACGGAAGAGCATTATATGCTCAAGTTGGCTGTTGGCCCCATTATTCCACCGTGGAAAGCCCGACAATTGAACTTTTCTATGCCTCTTCCAGACATTTGTAATTTTGTAGCAGATGCTCTTAATAAGCCTGTTGACAAATTGATGGTTTGTATTCTCAATCGTTCACGTCACGAATTGTGGATTAAACAAATGCGTGACTTGGGTGTGCGAATGAAATTGATTCAAGACTGTGATATAAGTGGAGCTATTGCGACCTGTCTACCAGATGGCGGCATTGATATGCAATTTGGCGTAGGTGGTGCCCCCGAAGCGGCAATAACAGCAGCAGCCATGAAATGTCTTGGCGGTTTCTTCCTTGCACAACTTTGGAATCAGAATCTATTTGGCCCAGAAATGAATCAGGATCAACTTGTTCAAGGCCCATGTGCTTTTGCAGCAACCGGGATTACAGACGGAAGTTTATTGAAGGGCGTGCGTTGGACTACACGGGGGCCAGTAACAAATAGTGTGTTTATGCGTTCTGAAAGCAGAACTGTTCGATGGCTCACAACGAATCATGGCAACTGATTATTTGGTTGTGACCGACTTGGCAAGATTTCTGGGATAATCTGGATCATAATTCTTTGCCAAAGCAATGTAGTAAGCCAAGAGTTGTATTGGAATAATTTCTGATACAATTCTTTCTATTTCTGTGCTGCCTGCTGGCACTTCTATCCAATGATCGTACAAATAATTGTACTTCTCGGCAATTCCGATGATTTTGGCTCCCCGACTTTTGACTTGCCTCCCACTGATTTCCATGTCTGAATAAGTTTCATCACTTGGATGTAGCAGAATCACATAGGAACTTTCGTCAATGAGAGCTAGTGGGCCATGCTTTAATTCGCCGCCCGCCAAACCTTCTGCATGGATATAAGCAAGTTCTTTTATTTTCAAAGAAGCCTCGGACGCAATTGGGTGGTGTATTCCTCGACCCAGAATGTAAATGTCGCTTACATCTTTGATTTCGTAGGCAATTGCCTTAACCTTGTTTTCTTGCCTGAGAGATTGTTTGACTAAATTTGATATAGCCCCAAAATTTATGTCGCTAAACTGAATGTGGGAAGCAATTCCTGCCAATAAGAGAATTTGTGATGTAAAACTTTTGGTTGCAGCAACGCCAATCTCAGGACCACAATTGATTGGTAACACCAAGTCCGAAATGCCTGCCAAAGTTGAAGCTGTTTTGTTGACAACGGCGATGATTTTGGCCCCGTTATGTTTTGCCATCAAAACCGTTTCTAATACATCGGCACTTTCACCACTTTGCGATATTGCCAATAACACAGACTTTTCATCGAAGTCGTGATTCAAAAATGGGCATTCACTTGAAATGATAGGCTCTACTTTTATCTTATGTTTATTCAGAAGATATTTGCCTATCAAACAAGCATTATAGCTTGTACCACTGCCCGTGAAATATATGTTTTTGGCTGCACAAAGCATTCTGGCAGCATCGAAGGTGTTGCATTCCGGCGTATTGCATTGAATCTTTTTGACCGTATGAATTTGCTCGTGAATTTCTTTGATGGTAAAGTGGGCGTAGTCTTCTTTGTAAGCATCGGCCACTTCCCTTGAGAGTTCTACCGTCTTGTGTTTTACTTCTTTGCCTTCAAAGTTGTAAATTGTCATTCCTCGAACTTTGGGCGGTTCTATTACGGCAAACTCTTTGTTTTCAAGGTAAATGGCTTGATTTGTGTTTTCAATGAATCCCAATACATCACTTGCTACGATGTATCCTAGTGGAGCTAGACCCACAATAATTGGTTCATGGTTTCTTACTGCCACCAGCGTTTCGTCGTCAAATATGGCCAAAAAAGCATAATGTCCCTTTAAGTGCTTTACGACTTCAAGGACTGCTTTCTTTGGGTCTTGTCTTTTGACATATAAATGTGCCAAAAGATTGGCAATTATTTCACTGTCGGTATCGCTATTGTGGGCAAACCCAAATTCAGATTTTAATTCTTCGTGATTTTCTATAATCCCGTTGTGAACGATAGCAATCTTGCCAAGCAAAGTGTCAACATGAGGATGAGCATTGCTTTCACTTATTTCCCCATGAGTTGCCCAGCGAGTATGGCCAATTCCCACATTACCGGGCAGTTTATCAAGATTTTGTTTCCGATTAACATCTTGCACTTTACCCACGCCTCGTGCAAGATTCAGTTGTTTATCAAATGTACAAGCTCCAACACTATCGTAACCACGGTACTCCATTTTTTGAAGTCCACGCACGATAGTAGGAGCTACATCGCTCTGAAAAGAGCAACCAATTATCGAACACATTTACTGCCTTCTCTAAGGAGTTTCTTATAGTATTCTACCTTTTCACGGAGAACATTGCGAGGGGCAACCCAATCGAGCATCTTCGCCCAAGTTTCTATTTCGTCGTCATCTTCTATTCCGTGTCTATATCGCAATCGTGTAAGGTCTGTAATGGCATCTTTGATTTTGTCGTTCATTACCATATCTGTCAGTTTTTCCATTGTTTCATCGTCAATAATTCCTTCTTCTCTTGCTTTGCCAATTTGCTCTAAGGCGTCATGTGGGCTAACATCATTGGCGTCATGTGGGCTAACATCATTGGCGTCATGTGGGCTAACATCATTGGCGTCATGTGGGCTAACATCATTGGCGTCATGTGGGCTAACTTTATCATCGTCTAACATGCTTGTACGATATGGTCCGCCAGGTCTTTTGCCGATGCTTCCCTTGTCGCCATCTTGATCTTTTGGTGTATTTGGCGGCATAGAATCGTCTGGAATTTCTGTTGTCCTACTTGGAGTCACGGGTTCTGTACGAGTCTCGCCCGCATCGTCTGCCACGGGTTCTGTACGAGTCTCGCCCGCACCGTCTGCCAGCTTATCTCTTTCTATTTCTACTCTAGATTTGCGGCTACGGGACAATTTTGTAACATATTCTTGTCGTAATTTTTTAGCTCTTTCGATTCTTTGTTCAAAATCTTGACGGTCTTTTATTGGATCACTATCAAGTTCGATTCTTTCTTCCCGTCTAAGTTCATTCCAAACATGGTGACGATCCCTATTGTAAAGAAGTTTAGTACGAGGATCACCAAGCCTCAATATCCACGGGAGGAATAAGCCTTTAAGTCCTTTTTTGGCAATTCTTCTTTCGTGCCCACCACCGTAGTTATTCCAAGCCGCTTTTTCACTTGGGCTTAAATTATCCCATGCACGATCACCAGTATTAGGTTTTTTATCCCAATATGATGAATAACTTGGTCCTGCTTCGCCATCTTCTTCCGGTGGGACTGTGCCGCTTTCTGGGGGCGATTCATCGTCAATTACGGCTGTACGATTCAGGTCACCCACTATACGATCAAGGGTGTCCGGGTCTGTAGCACTAGTAATGTACTTTTTGTAGGCTTCATATTTGTCGCTTGGCAATCCTCTTTCTTTGGCTTTATCGAGGTCTTCCATTGCTGTCGCACGCTTGGCATCTATTCCACCATCTTCGGTGGGTTCTCGCTTCTCAGATTCAAACTTTGCTATCTTGGTTTCTGCTTGTTCCAAATCGTCATTGTCAATTAACTCTTTGATTTTGTTGTATTCTTCGTCTTCAATGAAGGGGGCTAAAGCGCCTAATCTGTCTCTTAGTTGTTGTTTAGAATCAGCAACCTCATCTCCTGTGCTTTTTCTCTTTTGAATTTCTTTAATTCTCTTGAGGGCTAATTCAGGATTGGTTTTTGCAAAACCAAGAATTTGCTGATATTCTTCTTCATCAATAATGCCACTCACTTTCATTTGCTTGGCCATTTCCTCGGCTCCCTTGCGGGCACCCTCTGGGTCTTTTCCATCCCAAACTGGTTCATCAGCAGGCTTTCGTTTTGGCTTTGGCGCTGGGGCCGGTGGCGTTGCCGCTGGTGTTGCAGGAGCAGAACCGCCAGCACCATAAATATGATCTTTTACAGTTTTGACGAGCATTGTTTTAAGTTGCTCGCCCCACTGATTGATGAGCCGAATTATTGCGAGATTTTCGGTGCCCGGAATTGTGTCTTCAAGCAGAGTATCAAGCTGAGTTTCTAGCAGTCTGCAATGTTCACGAAAAAGACGATATTCCTCTATAGGAATAGTGCGCAGCATGACGTGTTCTGGGTGGACTTGTCCCAGATCGTCACCAAGTTTGTTGTTCCAGAAATAGGGATTATCTTGATTATACCTTCCCCACCACAAATTGGACATGGTGTTCTTAAATCTGTCCCATAGCCCACGTCTAGCCTGTGGGCGTGTCATGGGGTTAATGAGAGAAGATTTCAACTGCCCAATCATCTTATCCACTTCTTGTGGAATTCGGTCCAAAAGGGCTTGAATTTTCTGGTCCAAAGCAGTGTCTTTAATTATTTGCATGGCATTCTCCTTGCCATATATAGTCACGGCAAAATCAATGTTGTTCGCTTATATACTCGCCAATTTTCTTTAGAGACATAAGGCAGGAGTCAAATCGGTGGAAGTCACTGGAAAGGTATTCCAGAGCCAACTCATCAAAGCGGGCAGAATCATCGCCTTCTACCTCAAAATAGATGGCTTTACCCTTTTTGCCTAAAACCTTATATTTGTGCATTAAGATAAATGCTGCGGCCCCTAAGTCCGTGACAAATCTATGGGATTTTGAAGCAAATGGGTATTCCCCAATCTTCTTTAGGGACATAATACATGCGTCAAAGCGATGGAACTCACTAGACAGATAATCCAAAGTAAGTTGGTCAAACTTCTCGGCTGTTTGTTCATCGGCTGTAAGCAGAAAGAAGATTTCTTTCCCTTGACGACCAATCACTTTATATTCGTGCATTAAAATATAAGCGGCTGCGCCCAAGTCGCTTACACTCTTCTTATTATTTTTCATTTTTGCCTTTCAAATTCATGGGGATATAACAATTGCCATTCCCCGTTCTCGCTTTCATACTGTTATCTTAGTCAATTTAATGCTATTTCGCAGCTTCTGCGGCAATTAAGCAACCACGAGCTACGCTATAAAGTGGATCGTTTGGTTTTACGACTTCTCCCACTTTAATTGATAAGTTTGCTTGCACCAGTGTATCTTTAAACAATGTTGCAAAACCATAGGGAGAAGATGTTCCTCCCGCTATCACTATGTCAACAGGGGCTTCGGTATGAACAGCTTTGTTCGCATCGGCCAAACCCTTCTTGATACCAGCGATAGTATGTTCAATCATTAGTCGATATTGAGTTTGTATTGCACGTTCTACCAAGTTGGTTGGTGGTTTAGATAAGTCAATCTTAGTTTTTTCTTTGTTGATGAAAGTTGGTGTCTCACCAGTTGCTTTCGCAGCCTGCTTGTCAATCCAGTCGCCGCTATTCACAATGGCGAAGGTGAATACTGGCGTTCCATACATTGCATAGCAGATGTTTACCATACCGGCACCAAAGCTGATACCAATACCTGTGTATGCCTTTTTGCCTAACTCGGCATAAACCAGAGCCAATGCCTCGTTGATTGGATTGGCATTTACTTTAAAGCCCTTGTCGGACTTGTAAGCCTTGAAGATGGCTTCTAACACCTTTTGGTGGTAGTCGGCATCCGTATCTTCGTTAATGGCATTGGCCGGTATACAGTAATAGAGTGTTTCGTTGTCTTGTTTTACATCATCTAATAGGCTGTGAACCATAATGCTCAGGATTTGGAAAGCGTCTTTTTCCTTGGGATTAACGCATCCATGAGCCATAGGTCGCTTGAGTTCCAGTTGGCTCATTGTATAAGCCATATTGACAGCAGCTTCGCCAAGGGCATAAGCGACGTTTTCACGCTCAATAAGCGGAACACCAGCATTTTTCATCATATTAAAAACAAAGCGATTTTCAAGAGGAAGCTCTAAAAAGGCATTTACTTCTCGCTTGTTCGCAAAATTGCCTTTGTCGTCTCTGCTGCAACAGACAAGGTTATATGTACCTGCGTCAAAACCTAATGCCATAATTACTCCTTTTTTCCAAATTGAATTTTCGGCGAAGCCTCAAAATCCGGCACTTCCCAATTGAAGCCACTTGATTTGGACTTTTCTTTCTCTTGTTTAACTGATTGCGCAGAAACAACCGTACTATCACCGTTCAGGTTGATATTAAGCTCCAATACAATGGAAACTTGGCATTCGCCGTTCTTAGTGATAACCTTTACTTCGTTAGGTTTTATGAGTTGTGGCAATTTTTTCTCCCAATTCACAATAATGTTGCTGCTACACCTATAGTTATACTCTATAATAGAATTTTGGCTTATTTTTCCAACGGCCACTTCTTTCCCGCAATCCCAAATCATAGTGTTGAAATTTTCTGAAATCGCACTAAAACCATGCGGTGCATGTATATGTCGCCAAGTCCGCCATTATCGTGCCAAATCAGGACTCGGTTTCTTTTTGCGTGAAACTCCTTAATGCTCAAAGGTTTCGGTTTATAGACTTTTTTGTTTAAAGAAGGCATACCCTATAAAAGAAAAGAGCCATCGTATTTCTACGATGGCTCCAGATTATTCACCGTTTAAACTTGCTTAGCTGTTGCAAGCACTCTTGACAGAGACAAGAACTTGAACAGTTGTTGCTCCATCGGTTTCTTCAAAATTTAACTTTGAAATCAATAGGTCGCCAGAGTTGAATACTTGTGTTTCGCCACTACCAATTGTAATTACAGCATCTCCTACGTCATTGATGCGGCAATCAACGTCGTTAGCTCCCTTGTTGGTAATCTGTACGAATGTAGCGTAACTACCATTGTCGCCAAGAATATCGGCCTCGTTATTATCAAATTCACTACCTGAAGCTACAACTATGTTATAGACCCGTGGGAAGGTGTTCTCTTCCGACACGTCACTGTAAACCGAACCGTCGTCGGT